ATTCTTTTTTTTCAATTCTTCTACTTCTTTCTTTATAATATCAATTTCTTCCATGTTGATATTATATGTTATATAATTTTTAAATATTTTTATATATATTTATTATGAACCCACAACATACAGAAGATTATAAACAGACTGCTGTAAAATATTATTTAGAACATAATGAAGATATGCGTAATACTTGCGAGATATTCAATTGTAAATTCCAATCATTAGCAAGATGGGTAGAAAAATATAAACAGAATGGAAATATCAATAGAAAAACACGCAAAAATCATAACCTAAAAATAACATCTGAAATTGAAAAGTTTGTAAAAGAATACGTGCGTAAATATTCAACAACTACTTTATGGGAACTTTCTAAATTAGTAAATGATAAATTTAAAATTCATTTGACAGATAGTAGCATTTATAATATTTTACATAAACATAAACTTACCAGAAAACGATTACGGAGTAAATATTATCCTGAAAAACGAGAAGGACAAGAAGCAAGTGACCTGAAAACCTTTTATGAAAAATTAAATACTTATGATTATAAACAAACCATTTGTTTAGATGAAACTTCTATATATTTGAATATGAAACCTTCTTATGGTCGTAGTAGAAGTGGAACACGAGTAATAAAGAAAACAAATAAATATCCATTTAAGCGGTATAATATGTTATGTGCTATTTGTGCTGATAAAGTAGTTGGCTGGAAATTATACAAAGACATAACAGGTGGATTAAAAACTCAAAATATATTAGATTTTTATGATGAATTTATCAAGGATAATTACAAAAATTATTTAATTATAATGGATAATGCTGTAATACATAAATCAAAAATGATAAGAGAAAGAATAGAAAGTAATCACAATCATTTATTATATTCAGTCCCATATCATCCTGAAACAAATAGTATTGAAGAGTTCTTTAGTCAATTGAAACATTATATAAAAAAGGAAAGTCCAAATACGTATGAAGATATAGATACAACAATAAAGGATATATTAGCAAATAAAATCAAGAAAGAACATCTAATAAATTACTTGAAACATAGTTATAAAATATATAAGTAATAAATACGTTTTTGTCTCATTTTTCTTTTCGGTCGGTGTAATAAATCGTTTTTATTAATAAGAACAATGCTTGAGTAAAAAACTACATAAAAGGAATGTAATTAAGTATAATAATATGGAAAATATAAATATAAATAATTTACTAAATCGCGACGAAGAAACTAATAAAATAATAGAAATATTAATAGATTTTGAACTAAATAAACATAATTTAACAACCAAAAAAGGAATATATATATATGGCAATCCAGGTGCAGGAAAAACTACGTTTGTAACCAAAATTCTTAACGACTTAAATTATGATATTATTAAATATGATGCTGGAGATATAAGAAATAAATCAATAATAGATACAATAACAAAACATAATATGTCTGATAAAAATGTAATGAGTATGTTTTATAAAAAGATACAACGTATTGCAATTATAATGGATGAAATTGATGGAATGAATAATGGTGATAAGGGTGGTATTAATTCACTAATAAAAATAATAAGACCAAAAAAAACAAAAAAACAACGCTTAGAAGAGATTACATTAAATCCGATAATTTGTATTGGTAATTATCATATTGATAAAAAAATTAAAGAACTAATGAAGGTATGTTATGTAATAGAGTTGAAATCTCCTACAACCCAACAAGTCTCCTCAATTATAGACAATATTATGCCTAGTTTACAAGATATAAATATTAAATTAAATGTAATAAATTATATTCAAGGAGATTTAAGGAAGTTATCAACAATTTACGAATTATACAAGAATAATGAAAATATGCTGAATAATAATATAATCCAAAAAATATTTATGAGGAAGTCATATAATGATGATACTCGAAAAATAACAAAAAAATTAATAAACAATAATTATCCGTTTGAAGAACATTTAATCATAATGAACGAAACAGATAGAACCATTGTTGGACTATTATGGCATGAAAATATTATTGACGTATTAGGTAAAATAAATAAAGAAGAGTCTATTCCATTTTATTTAAAGATTTTGGATAATATGTGTTTTGCAGATTATATTGATAGAATAACATTTCAAAAGCAAATATGGCAATTTAATGAAATGAGTTCACTAATTAAAACATTTAAAAATAATAAAATTTACCAAGAGGATTTTTCTGCAAAAAAAAAACAGAAGTTTAACCCACCAGAAATAAGATTTACAAAAGTTTTAACAAAATACTCTACCGAATATAATAATTCGATTTTTATTCAAAAATTATGCCAAGAATTATCAATGGATAAAAATGATATGTTTGCCTTCTTTTTAGATCTAAAAAATAAATATGCTGATAATGAAATTGTATTGTTATTTGAAAATTATGATATTACTAAATTAGATATTAACCGTATATATAGATATTTAGAAAAATACACCAAGGAAACTACTAGCGACCCCGACGACGTTTCGAATGGCGATGCTTTATCAGATGATGAAAACGAAACTTAATAAGTATTCTAATTTATACTAACCATAATTAATTGTCCCTTTATGTATTTAGCTGTTTAGCATCTGTTTATTTATTTAATTTGTGTTTAGCATCTGTTTATTTATTTAATTTGTGTTTAGCAACTGATACTTATTATACCACGCTTCTTTTTGTGCCGGGCTTACAGTTACAAAATGATGTCGTTCATATTGTTCTGGAGACTCATAATATAATTTAAGCGACTCGTTTTTGCCGTTAACCCTTGAAGCATTGCGAACTTTAAAAAAAAGGTCTTCATTTGCACTTCCAACTAAATATTGGGTTTTTTGTCCAGTAACTGCATTTCTAATTTTAGAATTAAATTTTCCCGAACCATAGTCTTCAATCGTCTCGCGAACAGTTTTGTAGAACATATTATGTGGTTTATCATCATTCGGCCCGCATGGTTTATTAACAGTAATTGTATATTTTTCGTAATTATAATTGTCATTTTTTTTAGACGTTGTTGTTTGTTGTTCAATATCATTATCAAATGTGGGGTGAAAATAGTCTTCGTAAAACATTATACTGTAGTATATTATATTATAATGTTTTAAATCTTTAGATTGTTTTAAAAATATATATTATGGTGACGCGAGTTTTCCAGTTTTATAACTAGTTAATTCAATTGTTATTTCTTTAAGTTTCTTAAAAAGCTCATTAATTAACACATTCTTATCAGAAATCTTTTTTTCATACTCATTACGCAAAGTTTCAATATCTTTATTTACAGGTGTATACCGCGATGTTAATATTTTTTGTTGCGATTCTAACATTTTATAATGGTCCTCAATACGTTTTGCTCTTTCATCTTCCATTTTTTTCATTTGTTCTATTAATTTAGGTTTATGCTCCAGTTTTCCAGGTTCATAGTTTTCTAACAACCCGTTCATATCATGCATATAAAATTGTTTTAAAATTGGTTCTTTTATAAAATCATCAACCGTATATCGCGATGGTTTCGTTAGTGTTAGTTGAGGGTTAACTAACAATGTTTCTTTATTTAATGAATTATGTTTATGTGAAAAAACTAATATTGATTTTAGTGTATCCAATTGGATTAGTGGAATTGTATACCCTTTTGTAAATTTTTGTTCTTCTGAAAGAGCTTGTTCGTCGTCGTAATTTGTTTGTTTTAATAATTCCTTTTTGAAAGCAAATGTTGCCGCGGTAGAATGATATTGTTTGTAAGGACCACACTGAAAAACGGCATTCCTTGAATCAAAATAAATATGCATTTCGGATGAACCGGCTAATAAATATGTTGGATTTTGTTGTAGTGTTTCAACAGCATGTGAAATTCTTTCGGGCGGATAATAATCATCGTCGTCCATATATATTATAATATCACCCGAACATTTTGTATGCATCAAATTACGTTTTTTTCCTAGTAGCATTTTTTCGTCATAATAAAAGTATTTTACTTGGGGGATATGTGAAACCAGAGATTCAATCGGATCTGTGCCATCATCAATAATAATCCATTCAATTCTATCTTTTGGATATGTCTGGTGTTCAAAACATTTTATCATATAAGGAATAAATGGTCTTCTATTAAATGTAGGAGTACATAAGCTAACAAATGGATATTGTTTAGCATGAGTGGCTTTTTTTTTATTTTTTCCCATATTTAAATTATAATTATAATTTATATTTAAATTATAATTTATATTATACTTGTTTATACTTGTTTATACTTGTTTATACTTGTTTATACTTGTTTATTAAACCAATCTTATATTATACTTTTTGGTTGTATTTACACCTCGTCTCTTTTTTCCACCCAGTTGGACTGGCTCTGAAACTTCAGTTACTGGTTCTGAAACTGAAGTTGATGGCTCTATTACTGGAGTTGCTGGTTCTATTACTGGAGTTGCTGGCTCTGAAACTTCAGTTACTGGTTCTGAAACTGAAGTTGATGGCTCTGAAACTTCAGTTGATGGCTCTATTACTGGAGTTGCTGGTTCTATTACTGGAGTTGCTGGTTCTAAAACTTCAGTTGCTGGTTCTATTATTGGAGTTGCTGGTTCTATTACTGGAGTTGCTGGTTCTAAAACTTCAGTTGCTGGTTCTAAAACTTCAGTTGCTGGTTCTATTACTGGAGTTGCTGGTTCTATTACTGGAGTTGCTGGTTCTATTACTGGAGTTGCTGGTTCTATTACTGGAGTTGCTGGTTCTAAAACTTCAGTTGCTGGTTCTAAAACTTCAGTTACTGGCTCTAAAACTTCAGTTACTGGTTCAATTGCTGGGGTTACGTTCTCTTGTAAAGGTGTGTTCTCTTGTGGTAATTGGTTGCTAATATCATTAATTTCTTGTTTTATTAAATTATATTTATTTCTTGTGTTTTTAGAATATTCGGCCGCCCTAACAGCGTCATCCATTACGTTATTAAATGATGTTAATGGATTTTTTTGGGTATCCTTTGTTGAAATAGTATTGGTATCGGTTTTAATTATATTTGAGGGTATTGTATCAATTGTATTAACCGAATTTGGAGTAGCATCGTCCATATCATAATTATCTAGTTCATCAGCCATTCCGCCTTTATTTTTTGATTTTGTAGTTTGTCTAGTAGTTCCAGCTTTAATTTTTTTATCCAACTCAGCATTAATAACAGGAATTGGTTTACATATTTCTACTAATTTTGGATTTGACAAATTAACAGCTTCAACATTGGATTGTTTCATATTTTGTCGTATTTTAGGTGTAAACCCATTATTGCCTGCTTCTGGTATTTCGTTGTTATATAACCCCATAAAGTAAGCAAACAAAACAGCAACAATAATTCCAATAATAGAGGTTGGACCTAAATATTTTAATCCATTAGATACTAAGCTTAATGTAGCCAAAATAAAAAAGAAAAACTTTTTATATGCAAATGTATCTTTTATAAAATCCATAACGCCATGGGTTTTGTTAGTTTTGGGAATTTTATAAGTGGCAAATAATGGAGAAATTAACCCATAAATAGTAAAAATTATAGGCATAACAAATGTAGAAAATAGTCCTATTGGTATCCATATAAAGAAAAATATAAGAAACTTAACAAACCGTGCAAATGAAATATTTTCTGTAGTTTCCCATTTAGATGGATCGGTTTCGTCTGTTGTTCTAAATAATTCGGGTATGTTTATAAAATGATAAAATATACTAATACATACATTGAAAAAATATAATCCTATCCAAATAAATATGCCAAAGATACCATAAAGAAACATAATAATTGGTTCTGGAAGATAACTTAAATTAAAAAAAATAGTATTAATAGCAAGAAAGTTCTTAGCAATTAAGTTATCATACACATGTGAAAAAAATAAGGGTGCATTAGCAAATAATCCGCCATTAGGATTGGCATTTTTTTTAAGATAACATAAAAACCCATCACTAAAACTATCTAAATATTCAACAGAATTGAATACAGCTTTTTGTGAAACAGTGTCTTTACTTTCAGCCCAAAATGTAGGCCGCATAATATTCATATCAATGGGCATATCTTTAACTACCCGGTCAAAAACCGTATATGGCGCTAACTCAATGTTATCAGGCAGAATATTAGATTGGGCCACTTTTGTAGTATATAATCCAAGACCACCAATACAAAAAATAGCTATTCCTATAGTAAATACAATACTAGATATATAATTAGTTATAAATCCTTTAAAATCGGGGGTGGTTGTAGTAGAATCGGTTTCGGTAGTTTTTTTATCGTCAATTGCGTTTGTATCTTCTGCTGTAGACATTAGTTATAATAAATATATAATAAAAATTTATAAATAAAAATTTATAAATAAAAATAATAAATAATAAATAAACAATAAAATATTAATTG